TATATCAAGGATATAATCTTTATCAGTTAAATCTTTTAATTGAACCCATCCTCTTTGAGTTAACATAGGGTGATCTTCTGTAGCTTTTATCGTTCTCCCATCTTCAAGTTCTATTTCAAATATATCCGCATTAGTTTTTGTTTTGGCAACATTATAAAAATCAGATATTGTTTTTGCTTTATCATTTTCACTATAGCAAAATACTTTTCCAGTCTTGCCTACTAAATCTTTAATAGGCATCTGTCCATCTATTGTATCAATTAGTGTGTCTCCTGCTATACATCCATGGTCATTTACTTTTAATGGCTTTTCTTCTCCTCTTTGTGCTGCCTTATCATCCCATACATAAGAAGCTATGTCTTCTAATGTTCTAGGGCATTTAGCTTTAACCATTTTTATTTTTCTCTGTGCTATTAAACTGGATGTAACTCTTATACCATCCATTACCTCATTATCTGCATCCTTTATTATATATCCTCTATTACGCATTTCAGCCTTAAATGATGCCGCAGAAGGGTCTAATATAATAGCAATAGGGTAATCACTACCGATAAATTTTATAAGGTCGTCTGCATACTGTTTATCTGTTTTTTGATGCATTTCCTTTTTGCTATCATAATAGTACTCATTAACTATCCATATTGTTTCTCCATCGTCCCATATGTCAAGGAACACCATAGGATTAGTAGTACCATAATCTATAGAAATATATCTCATAGCTTTTGATTTTAAGTCAGTTGGTAGTTCATCCTCTGTAATCTCGTTTTCTGCTGTCCACATATCAAATATACTACCATTAGCCATTACCCATAAGCCTTTGATAAATCTATCGTAGAATACACCAGAATAGGCTTTCTTGATGTTTTCTTTGTACTCTTCACTTAATGCTAAATTATCATCTAAAGTAAAATGCCAATGACAATATCCGTTCTTCTCTGAATTTTCTATGTATTGAGTTTTAATAAAATGTTGTGGGTTATCTGGATTAGTTGTCCAAAAAGCTTTGGCTCCATCTAAACTCATTCTTGTAATAGCTTGGTTAACAAATGTTTCATGGTGCAAGGTTATTTCATCTGCATACCATCCGCCAATTGTAATACCTCTTATTTTCCCTTCATCGTTGGTTTTAGAACCTCCACGGCAATAGCACACTTTTGTTTTGCCATCAAATCTTATTACAAGTTGTGCACCACCTTTTTGTGTGTTCTGATATACTGCCCTATTATCTCCTAATATAAAAAGTATATCTTTTATTACATTTCTATAAAGGGAATCTGTGCTTTCACCTGACATTAAAAATCTATCATGTGGTGAATTTAATACATATATAATCCATGCTAAATTAAAAGAAAAAGTCTTGCCACTTCTTACACTGCCTTCTGATATGTTTATGAATCCTAGTTTATTATTTATTGTTTTGTTTATTACATCCTTTTGTTTAAGAGAATATCTATATTTACTCATCCTTTAAACCTTCTAGCATTTCCTTTAATACATTATCTGATTGCTCATTATCTTCATGTTTTACTTTAGCCTTTTCAATATCAAATCTTTCTTTCTGTTCTGTAGTAAGTAAATCAATATGTTTACCTAGCCAGTCCATAGCTCTTGTCTTATCTGTAAGCTTTAATTTAATACCATCCTTGCCCTCGCTTACTTCCGTTACTAGTGTTCCGTCTACTTCCTTTGAATCATTTAGGATTACATAATTATCAATAAAATACTGAGGGTTTCCGTCTACATCAAGCTTTTGTTCTCCTGTTTCTTTATCTATTACAGGTACCTTCTTATGACCGTATTTCATGTAATCATTCATATCTGAAAATGCTATATCAATATACTTCTGAACTACTGATTTTCTTAGCCTTTCCTTATCTATCTCATGGCTCATATATAAGTCTATAAGCTTGTTTACGTCCCCGTTTTTCCTCAACTCGTATGAATGTCTTGCTGCTTCTATATAAGTGCATCCATAAGCCTTTTGATATGCTTTAGTTGCATTTAGGCATCTACTATAATAAAAGCAAAATAATCTTTGTTTATCAGTAAGTTTTAATCCGTCGCTCATATCTTTTATTTCTTCAATGTTTGGTTCTTTTATATCTTGCAGTGCATCCTTTTTTTGTGTGCATACTTTTTTTTGTTTTGTATGCGTACTTTTTTGTTTTGTGTGCGCACCTTTTTTATTCCACTTATAACGAGTTTTCCATGACTTAACTGTGTTTAT